TTTATCTCCTTCTTTGTGTTCGTGATGACCAGAACATCCCATTTTTTTAGCTTGTTCTTCTGCTTCTTCTTTAGTTTCGTAAACTTCGTAACCATCTACTTCTTTTAATTCAACAGACATTTTAACTCCTGTTTCTTCTTCTATATCTTCATCACTTTGTACGCTTCTGTCTACGTCTGTAAATTCTAATGGCTGTAACGTAATAAAGTATAGGTTTAAGGCAATATTATTATAAGCTAATACATTATCAAAAGAATCTATTAAAAGCTCTTGAAATGGTCTTATAACGGTATTATCCATAAGCAAGGAAGCAGTCTTTATTTCATCTGCATTATTACCTAATCCTGTATTGTCTTTAATACCTAAAAGCATAGGACTAACAACTCTATGAGCTACTAATACTTTACTTTGTGATTCGTCAGAAAGGAATTGATATTGATTATGTGCGTCTGATAATTGAACTGGTGTTATTTCAGCTTGTGCATCTTTATTGTCATTAAAACTTAAAATAAATTTACCTGCATTAGAACTACCTGAAAACTTTTGTGCAATTCTTGCTTCTATAAGTTCTCTTTCTTGTGGATTAGGTGTTCCATTATTGAAGTTAATTAACATTGAAGGACTTAATCCATTCATAATGTTGTTTAGGTGGTAATTAGATATTTCTTCTTCTAATTCTGCATATTGTATTCCACCTTGATAATCTACTGGTGCATAGTAATAAAATCCAGACTTGTATGGCTTTATGTAATATATTTCAATGTTTTCTTTTGACATTCCATAAGCTGGTATTCTTAATGGCTTGTCGCTTGGTTTTAGTTTAGCCCAGTCTTTAAAATAATAGTAAGCAGGAATATCGCCATCTTCATTACATTTTTCTGCTCTTAATGTTTCTACTGGTATGTGTTCTATTTGTGCAATCTTTTTTCTGTCTTTAGAATAAATTACTTGCATAGCACATTGACCCATAAGTTTAAGGTCATAACTTAATTTCCTAACTACATCTTTTTTTAGAAGTGTAATCATTTCAGCGTATTGTTCTGGCTTTCTATTTGAATCTGTAGCTCCTAAACCTTTACCGTAAATTTGTTGGCTAATACCATTAATACAGGCGTTGTTTGTAGGACTTCCATTGTATCTGTCTATTAAAAATTGAAAGTAATTGTTGTCATCTCCATAAGCTATCCAATCTTGATTAGGCACTTCAACGATTTCTGGACTTGTGTAAGTGCTTAAATTAACAAAACTAACTTCTGATTTAGACCCTCTAACAAATTGACCTAAACTATTTCTTTTTCTTTTTTTCATATTACAATGTAATCATTATTATAAGAATTATCTGTTATGTATTGACCTTGATTTATGTCATAATATAAATTATCCATTTGGTCTATTTCTTGGTCAGTACAGAAAATCCTATCTTTAAATATATCTACAATGTCTGTTGTATCTACATTCCAAAACTCATTATATAATTCCCATAAAAAATAATTAGTATTCCAAAAATTTGGGTCACTATATAATTCTATGTCGTAAAAATGACCTTCTACAAGTACAGGACTAAACGCTTGTGAAAATGTTAAATAATTTCCAGATGTTGTGGCATTAGAAACCTGATACGTTTGCTTTACATTTGTACTATCGTCTCTTATAGATAAAGTAAATTCGCTTCCGTAAACTCTTGGAATTACCTTAAAGTCTTGAGCCGATGTAATAGTCTTTAATACAATCATTTTATATATAACGTAATAAATAACTTATTTTGTGAAAATGTTATTGCAAAAAAAAAGCACCCCATAGGATGCTCTTAATTTTAATATCAATAAATATTAGTTAGGTACAATTTGTTCTGCGTCTGCAGTAATTAATCCTGAATCTAAAAAGTAAGGAGCTAATTCTTCTTGACCTTCCATTACTAAAGTAAATCCTGATAAATCTCCTGCAGCAGCTCCAGAAACTACAGTTCCAGAAACAAACTCCATTCCGTTTTCAAGTCCACATAAGAATTGATTTCCGTAATAATCTTCAACAACTACATACGGTCTTGCAACTGCAATATCTTGTAATTCAGCTTGAGTTTTAGCGTCAAGGTAAGTAAGTGTTAAATTTAATGTTTGAGTATAAAAAGTAGTTCCGTTTTCTCTTGAACTTGTTACAGTTGTTTCAAGTGATGAATTTCCTTTTACGTCAAATTGATACCAGTCTGGTTGTGTTCCTGTGATAGTTGTTACTTGTTTAGTAGCAGAATCAACTGTTACTCCTGTAATACCACCAAAATCACCAAACCAAACTGTTTTAATGCCACCAAAGGCACTTTTACAAGGTAATTTTCTACCAGTGTTTAATGTACAAGCCATAGTTTATATTTTATTTTATAAAAAAAAGGGTAAGTAAGCATATACCCACCTACCCTTTATTTTTGGTTAATTTAATTTATTAAGAATAAAGCACTATTTCAGAACCAATTCCGTATTGTACTCCAGCAGTAAATCTCATAATTACTCTTACGTTTTTACTTCCGTCTATGTCAGCCATATCAATTAGCTTAACAAGGTTGTAATCAGACATTAAGCCTGTTCCAAAGAATAAGTTAGATTTTTGTGCAGCCATTGCATAATTGTTTGGTAAACCATTAGCAACAAAGATTTTTACACCATCAATAGAAAGATTTTCTCCTCCTGCATACCATAGTGTACCTCTATTGTCAATTCCATTTGCACCTACAGAACCTACATTTTCAGTTCCTGCAACGTTAGTTATAGCAGCATATCCACCTAAAGCTCTTACATATGCTTTAGCAATATTTTGTGAAACGTAAATGTGTAAATCGTCTTTACCATATAATGTGCTTGGAATAGCATCTACAATTTTTCCAAGTTCAGCAATAACATTTCCTGAATTAACTCCACCACCTACAGCAGCAACGTCAATTACGTCAGCATCTGCAGTAGCTAAAGTTGTAAATCCGTCAAATTCTCCAGCTTGCGCTCCACCAAGATTTCCTTGCCAGATATTGCTTTCAGTATTAGCAGATACTTGTTCTGCAACGTGAGCAATTAAAAAACTTGAAAAATCAGGAGGTAAATTATCAAAAGCAGAATATCCCATAGATACTGCACCCCAGTCTGATTCAAATGGTGTTTTACATAATTCAAGGTTTACTTGAAATTCTATTGGCTGGATAATTCTTTCTGTAAGTGTTACAGAACCAGCAGATGTGAAGTCACAAGAATCATCTGTAATTAAACCAGAAGTAACTACTTTTTTCATAACTTCTTTAAACTTAATGTTTGGCTTAATCTCGACAGCACCCTGACTTAATGTGTTACCACTCAATAGAGCAGCAGCGATGTACTTACCTGCAAATTCTCCAGCATAAGTAGTAGTAATAGTTGGTTGTGGCATAATTTTTTATTTTATTTATTTAATTGATTTAATATATAGTCCATTGTAGAAGGGCGTCTGTTAGGAGCAATTCTAAAATTTTCCTTTTTTGCATTTCCAGCTTCTGGATTATGCTTGATTGGAGCAGCAGCAGGTTGTGATAATTCTTCCTTTAATTGCTCGTTTACTTCTTCGTTAAATTCTTCTTTAATTGTTCTGGATTTAGGTTGTCTTGAAACTTCTTCTTCCATTTCAACTTCTTTTTCTTCTTCCATATTGCTTTCTCCTACTTTAGATTTAAGGTCAGCAATGGCATCTTCAAGATTTTTAATTCTTTTTTCCATACCAGCCCAATCTTCAACGTCAGCTTCTTCTTCCATTTCTTCTTCTTCTTTTTCTAAATCTTCGGTTTCATCTTTAGATTCTTCTTCCTTTTGTGGAACTTCGTCAGATACTTCTCTAACGTCATCAATAATTCCTTCTTCTGCAACAACTACAAGTCTACCATCTTCAAGTAGGTATTCTCCTACTGGCATAGCAACTTTTTCGTCATCTGTAAGAATAAATATCTCTTTACCTTTTTCAAACGATTCTGCTTCTACACGAGTGCCGTTCTCAAGTTTTTGTTCTTCAAGTTTAACTTCTATATTTAGAAGGGTCTTGATTTGGTTTAACATTTCAGTTGATTTCATAATTATATATATAACGTGGTTAATTAATTTTTTTGCATTTTCATATTGTTCTTGATATGACTCCTATGCCTTGCGCCCATAAAGAGCCATCACAACATTTTCTTGAATAAGTATTTTTATCTTTACATAAACAAGCACGTCTTGAACTTTTAGGACTCGAATGACTTGGAAAAAATGTTTTTTTAGGCATTTATTTTATTTGATTATTAATGTCTTTTACATCTCTTATGTATTTTTGCGTCTCATTAATTTTAGAACTTAAAGATTGAGTAAAATCAAATAATTCATCAAATTCATTAATAGAATTTACAGATATTCCTAATTCTTTAGCTTGTGAAGCTATTTTTCTTAAAATATCATCACCACTTTTTATTAAATCGCTTATTTTTTTAATATCTGTTTCTGCTCCTATTACTGTTTTTGCACTATTTTTAACTTTTTCAATTCTTGTTTTAAGATTTACATACTCTTTAACTACTTCTTTTGATGCAGTTTCTACATCATTTAATATCCTTTCTGAATTTCCCAAGTTGCTTATTATTTTTCTTGCATCATCAACTGCACCTAATTCAACTTTTTCTGATTTTAATTCAGTTTGAATCATACTGAATATTTTGTTTATATGCTTACTCATAGTTTTATTTTAATAAATTGATAAATTGGTTCATTGATTTAATATTTCTATCTAAATTTGGTCTGTTATCTAAAATATCATTTATATTAACACCAATTTCTTTAGCTAAAGCAGAAATTTTATTATAAGGTTTTGATAAATTTTTAAATTGATTTATATTTTTTTTAATTTTTGAAATTAATTTTTGTTTTTTATTTTCAATATTTGAAAATTCATCTGATAATGATAAAGAATTTTTAACTGCTAAAGCATATTCAGTTTTAAAATCACTAACTAAACTTAATTCAACTTTTTCGCCTTTAACTATTTTTTCTATTTGACTTAATAATAAGTCTGCTTGTTTTTCTGACATATCTTCTTTTATTGATTCTTTTGGACGTTCCATTTTATCTGCAAAGTAGCCTTCTATTGAAAACCCTTTTACTTTACCTGTTTTTACATAGTCATTCCAGACTTCATCATTGTTGACTTTTACAGCTCCCATCCAAGTTCCTACAGGCACATTCATACCATACTTTCTGGACTTGTCGTGTACTTCATCTTCAACAAGCCAAGATTCTACCAAACTTAAACCACTTAATGAATGTTGGTGTTCTAATGTTGAATTGTTTTGATTGCCTTTTGTCAAATACATTTGGGATGCTTTCAATACCGTATCTTTAGAGAAGTATATATAATATTCATCTTCTCCATTATTTCGATATATAGGCTTGTTTGGTATTAACAAAGCTCCCATTAATATCTTTTTTTCTTTATCTATTTCTGCAAGTTTAATTTCATTACTTTTTAAAGCAATAAAATCTTCTTCTATGGCAGGATTTTCAACTATGGATATTGCTTCGATTCCAGATTCTTCTTGATTTTCGTCAAGTATTAATTCGACTATCTTCATATTTTATATAACGTTATTAATTAAAAATTTTGCATTTATATTGTTGCTCCTTCTACAATATTTCTTTCTAATCCTTGTGCAG